TGGTATGGCAACACGGCAATGTATCATTTTGTATACAACCTCAATTGATTCCTGCGGTCATGCAGAACACCCGATGTAGCACCGAGTCAACCAGCACAACCCCGATGAGGTACTTTGCCCTACGATGCGCGCAGTCAAGCACGTTCTGCAGGTGACGTGTCATTTCACGTCCAGAGACCGAAAAGTCCCGCCACGGCCCGATTTCAGCGTCCTGGGGCAGTTCCTCAAGCATCCTTGGCCTCCTCGCGCATCTTCCTCCACCGCTCCGCGGCACTCTCCGCCTCCCCACCCTGCCCCGGGGCTCCCTTGAGCGTATTCGTGGGCACCCAGCCGCCGTAGGGCTCGAAAACGATGACTTCCCGCTCGCTGGTGGCCTGCTCCCCCCACTTGTCGGGATGGATGCGACCGGCAATCTGTAGAGTACGCTGGATCCTCATGTCACGGGACCGGACGCGCTCAAACGGCTTCAAGTCGGCCTCCTGGTCGAGACTCATGGTCAGTTCGAGGGTTCTCTGAGCCTCGGAGTCAACCGCGAAGGCGTAGGCACGCTCGCAAGTCTCCTTGAACTCCGGACGCTCCCGGGCAGCCTGGAAAAGCGTCTGACGGCTCGGAAGGACAACCGTTCTCCTTCCCGGGCGGTTCGTATTTGTCTGTTTTCTCTGTTTCTGGCCTTCTTCGATGATCTTGGAGAATGACCAACCCTGAGACTGCAGCTCGATTACCCTCTCCATCCAGGGTTCGAAGACTGTTTCCACCTCCCCCATGCGCCGGGATACATCGGCGACCTCCCGGGCCTCTTTCTCGCGGTCGGGAAGGCCGGTCGTCACGTTCTTGTTGCGCTTGGTCAGCTTGGAGTCTTTGGAACCTTGTCCGTGAGCCTTCTTCTGCGGTCCCTGCGGGGTTTTGGGAGTCTCAGCCATACTAAGCTACCCTCCGGCAAGAAGTTACCACACTTTCGGGGTCTGTGCCACTACTACACAAGCGATAGGTATCTGCCTGTACGATTTCTCGATTATTTCTCGCCATAGCACTTGACATATTCCGTAGATTTATTAGTATGGTGCCATGGAGGCAAGAGAGATGAAGAGAGTAAAGCGATACGTGATCCAGCGAATCAAGGACGGGAAGTACCAGGACGATTTCGGCAAGTACTGGAAAAACCTCGACAAGGCGTGGATCTGCCACACGCGCAGCGACGCCATGGACTTCTGCGAGTTCGAGTATGACCGCGTGGTCATAGTCTACGTGACCATTTCCCTTGACAAGGAGTAGAACATGAAGCGCCACGAGATAGCGGCCATCATTGGTGCCTACTCCCGCCAGGGGGTAAGCGCCCAGCAGGTTCCCGGCGGATTCATGGTCAGCGCCGGGGAATGGGAAGAAGGGATCATGCAGTACCGCACGATCAACGAAGCGCGCCGGGACACGGGTGTGGACTACACGAAGGCCCCGGTTCGCCGGGTTCACTACACGCTGGCGTAAAGGGGGAGAGTCATGGCAAACGAACGTAAAATGGCGCTGCGAAGAATAGCAATCAAGAGACAACTTCGGCAGTGGGGCGTCCAGATTCCCTCTGAGATCATGTTTGACATCCACGCTCTTCGTGCGCTTCGCAATGGGCAGGACATCGTGAGAATCATCCCCCTTCCCCTTCCCGGTACTCACTACTTCGGGAAAAGGTGGTAGACCATGAGCATGATCGGAAGCGGCCTGAAGACATGGAAGGTGCGAAAGCACAATTTCTCTTACGACGCCTACCACGCCGAAACAAAGCCGACGCCCAAAGAGGACGCGGCAATCATCCGCGCACGCAAACGCCGCCACGACATCGCCCATGCGGCCGGTCAGGACGCAGGAAACAGAAGCATGAAAGCGGCCGGACGCATCGCATGGAACTCGGATGACTGGAATGTCGCTTGCGCCGAGGAAGCACGGTTGCTCGGACTCTGACACACCGCGCAAATGGAGAGAGACCCGGGGGCGCTTTACCTCGGGTCTCTCTTTTTGTCCGGGGTACTTCAAAAGGCTACCGACACCGACGGGGTCAACGACCTCGCTTGCCCGTTGCGGGACTTCCCCGCACACCACGCCCCCGGAAGATACGGCGCTCGACGTATGCGCGGGGTGTACCTCTTCACTCGCGTCTCGCGTAAAGCACCCCTTGGTACCATCGAGCACCATGTCAGCAGTGTATCACGCCGGAGCGTCGGGTGCAACAGTTTTCATGTCTTCCTGTTCCCACCTTCCGCACCCCTGGCCCGGCTTCGTGCTCGGCCAGACGGACAGGAAAACAGGCTGCGCCTGCTGAACAGCGGGGCGAGCTCCTGCATTCTGAATGATGCGCTTCTCCATCTCGCTCACCGGGGGCGGTGCGCTCATCACCACCATTACGGTCGGCGGCCCCCACCGGCATTGCCCCATCGACTCCGGGGTATCCTTCTCCGGCATCATCCAGAACCGACACGACGCACACAACTTTTCAGACACTAGATACACCTCCTTATGTCCCTCAGAAACCGCAGCGCCCACAGGCGGTCCGCTATCCACGCGCACAGGACGCGAACGACCTGTACCAGCTTCGCCACGATGATCAGGGCGACGATAACTCCGATCCCGATACCCAAGGTGATCCCCAAACGCTCCAGAGCGTACAGCAACACGTCACACCTCCTCGATTTCGAAGTCTATGCGGGACTGCCCGCGCAGAGACCGGCCAACACGCTCCACGACCCAGCGGTCAATCTGGTTGTCGTCGTTAATGGCGCCCGAAAGCTGGATGGCATCTCCCGCGGCCTTGATTATAGCAGACGTGTCCATGCGTGGGGGGAGATCAACGCGAAGCTTCACGGAAACCCTCGATGTACCGAATAACTCTCCGAGCTCGCGGTCTCGCGTGATCACCATGGCCATCGTCTCCTTGAAATAGACGTACTCCTTGTTCGCAAAGAAGCGCCCTCCCTTGCCGTGGGAAAGGCGGTCGTTGTCCGACACCGCGGTACCGCTCCAGGTAGCGCGGATCACTGCTTGTCTCCCTGCAGGAAGTGTTCGGCAATCACCGTGAGGCTCTTGAAGGCGGGCATCATCGCGGCGTCACGGTCTTCGAGGTACTTGATGCGTACCGCCTGAGCTATGATGCGACGCTCCAGGCGTTCGCGTACCTCCTGGCCGATCACGTTGGGCATCCTCTCAACGTCGTGGGTCCAACGCTTGTTTGACTCGTGACGACCCCAGGCGAAAAACGCCCAGCACAGAACCGATACGAACAGAAGGATAATGAGAAACGCGCCGAATGCCGGGGCGTGGTACGAAAGGAACTGGAAAAGCTGGTCGAACATCATCCCTACTTCCCCCCTTGTGCCCGGCCCTCGGCCTGTCGGTACATGCGCTTGAAGTGCTGTAGTGGTCTGCGCTCGACAAGGCCGTAGTCATGTACTCCGTCGTAAACAAGGCGATACTCGCGGTTGTACCACTTCCGCCGAATCCACCACTTGCGCAACCAATTGCTCATGTCCCTGCGCTCCTGTCTTCCACGACGGGGCCGCACCACGCCATATCCCGGTCCGGTCTGGGGTGTTTGCGTACTCCATCCGGCATGACAACCCCTCCATACCCGATTGACCACCAATCGCAGGTCTTGCATCTCCACCGCCTCGCTGCCTCGGGAGGGGAGGGGAACCATCGGTGCTCACTGGCAAAAGTTCCCGCCCCCAGAGCTTTCGCCGCATATTCCGCCTGATCTCGTGTTGCGTACCTGACAGCCTTTAGACTGTCTGAAGTCCAACCGGTTCCGGTCCACCAAGCTGGTCCTGAATCCGCAGTTTCGACAAGCCAGGCCGTCTCATCTTTGTGGCATGGGCAGTTGCATCTTTCACCTTCGACGTGGCTTCCCTCACAGTAATATGGACACCCGATCTGACCGGCGGGGGCGGGCGTCTCGTCGGGGTAGCGGCGGAGGGCTTCGGCTTTCGCATGGTCAATTGCCGTGGCCCCTACCTTCGACACAAACGGAATGCCTTCTCTGGCCGCCATGTATCCCGCCATAAACGCATCACGCTCTTTCTGGCTCATGGAAGTCCTCCCCACTGTTCCGCCATGGCGGCGGCGATTCCTGAAAAAGTTACCGACTTCAACGACCGACCGTTCGGATTTCGCTTGTCGCTCCAGAAGTCCAGCTTCTTGTATGGCGGACCGATCATCTTGGTGGGTACGAGCTTCGGGAGACCCTTCAGCCAAAGGCAAGTGTCCTTTCGGTAATCGTGACCGAACATGAATGGATGGACGATCTGGTCTGGCTTGCGGTACCTGGTAGACATCACGCCGATGGGATTCTCGACGGCTATCCTCGGAATCGGAGCATTGATGAACGCCATGAAAAACTCGGTGGCCTTCTCGCGGTTCCCGCGCCAATCAAGATCGGACCGTCGATTCAACCAGTTGTTGCCGCCGACGCACAGATACTTGCACGGGGGGTGGGCAATCATGAGGTCCCATCCATCTCCGAGAACATTGAGCACGTCGCCCTGTATATGATGGCCCGGCGTGTCACTCGGGAGGATGTCGCAGGACCAGGCATCGTGTCCCCTCGCTGCGAAGGAATCGCGGACCCTCCCGCTGAACTCACAGGCAACGAGCACTTTCATCCCTTCGTCTCCTTTGGCGGCTGGGCGTGCGAATCCAGAAACGCCGTGATCTTGTCCTGACACGCCTTGCAGATGACCAGCGACGGAGGGGCAGGCGGAACCCCGCACCCATTTGCGCAGAGCTTCAACGGCTTCACTTCGTCTCCTTTAGGGCGGCGTTGGCCTTGTCCAGCGATGCGCGATACTCCCTGCATCCCTTTGTATGTGACGCTGGCGTTCGGTCTCGCTCAGGTGGAATGCAGAAGCACGGCCGTCCGTCATCGCTCATTGGGACGAAGTGATAGAGCTTGCTGTGAAGGTCTCGAAGTAGTTCCCTCAGCCCCGTCCCCTCGGCAGGCTCGGGCGGGGTGGACTTGGCCGTGTAGGGCGGTGTCCCATACTCAACAGCAGGATCGAGCGGGGTGGAGTGCGCTGATTCAATCTCTTTTGTGAGTCGCCAAGGATCGGGATCGGGCGGGTGGGCGGCGAGGACGGAACGTAGTTCATAAGCAAACACGCTATCGCCATCCATCGCGTCTTCCCAGAACTTCGCCAGCGCCTCCAGATCTTCGCGCAGTTCCTTGTCAGCCATGGATCACCTCCTCAATGCGGGCGAGCAGGGCGCGGGCCGTTCTGACGTCGCCAAGGAGAAGCAATGTAGCGTTGGACTGCCACAAAATATGATAGTTCTTTCTGTGTGCGAAATGCTCTATATCGATATTCGCAAGACGTGAAAGAGCGTTCCGTGCCTCTCGCAGAAGCGCCTCGGCCGCTTTCGATTTTTCCCACCAATAGGTTTCCGCGATGGATGCCAGCCGAAGCTTTTCCTTCGCCTGGTCTCGCTCCTTCTCGCTGGCGGAGAGGTCGGCGAGCATCCGCAATTCCATGTCATCGGGACGACTCACCTTGGCGAGCGAACGTATGTACTTCTCCCAATCACTTGCCGTCATTCTTTCTCTCCTCGTCGAACAAAGCCGAAAGGATACGGTCGGCGTGTCCGTAGGCATCGTCAACCGGAATCTCTCCGTGGTATCCCCAATAGTTCATAAAGTAGATCGCCAGCTTCTCACGGCCCTCGGTGCGCAGACGGTCCTTAATTTCTTGGATGCCATCCTCATAGGCTTGTATCACAGCATGGGTATTGTCTGTTACAAGCACCTCTTTCTCCTTGGCCTTTTCCACGGAAGAATGACGACGACGCGAAAAGTTCCCTCCCAGACGAACTGAAGACAGAGGATGCAGAACATCGCCGCAGCTCCGAAGCAGGCACCGATCCAAAACGAAATCATCACCATTTCATCCTCCTTGGCTGGGAAGGTCCCTTCACGCTACTTGGAAAATCGCCGGACCATCTTGATGATCTTCCTCGCTTCGGTTTCCCACAGATCCTGGCAAGGGCAGTCATCCCATGGACGCGGCGAGTCGCTGTAGCCAAACAGATACTTGGCAACCTTCTTCTCAAGAGCCTTCTCCGTCATAGTCTTCTCCTTGCTGAGAACATCACTTCCCGCTATTGCGCGCCGCAGAACACACCTCGCAATAATCCTTGCCATTGCGATATGTCCATCCTGCCTTTTTGGCATGCTGTCTATGCTCCTTGGCGTCCCGATAGTGATCGTCAACGCCATAGGTTTCCCCGCAATCCTCTCCATCGCAAACAAGAAACCTTTCGATCATCATGCTCATGCCTGTATTCTCCGGTCACGCTACCGGGTCATCGTCGGCGTAGTCGTCTTCATAGTCGTAGTCGTAGTTGAACTGCGCCTCCCAGTTCTCATCGTCGTGCTGCTTGAGCATGGCGACCTCGTTGATGGTCCGCTCGCCTTCGGGCTTCTTCTCGATCTCTGCTATCTGCCGCAGGAACCGTTCTCGTTCGTATTGTCCCTGCGCTCGGAGCTCGGCCATCTTCTTTGACTTCTTGTATTGGCGCACCGCTTCGTCGGCGAGGCGCTGCGCTTTCTTGCGGAGGTCATTCACCTCATCGAGACTCAGGCTATTGTCGCTCGACAATGCGATCTCGAAATGGCTGTAGTCGTAGCTCAGCATGATCTTGACCGATGCGTTCATCCTCTTTTCTCCTCTCTCTTTCGACCTGTATCTCTCGTTACCACTACACGGCGGATTTCATCGTTCGATCGAACATGACTATTGAACCCGCCACGGCCACGTTGAATGAATTGGTACGGATGCTCGGTAGTGAAAGATGCAAAGGACACTGAGCGAGATATTGAGCCGGGATTCCGTGATCTTCCGCCCCGAGCAAGTAGACGGCCCTCTCTGGATGTACGAACGTCGAAATGTCTCTCCCGCCCATCTCAACCGCGACGATGGGACAACTGTATGGGATGTGCTCCTTGAAGTCGTCCCAATCCTTGAAGGTGAGAAGGGGAACGTGACGCCAGGTCTGGAGCGTGTCGCTTGCCTGTTTCGAGTAGCGGCACCCGATGGTGAAGATGAACTCGGCTCCGAGCTGGTAGGCTGATCGCCAAAGCGTCCCGAGATTACTCGGCGTCTTGTTGTGGAAAATCCCGATTCCGAAGTATCCCCTCACTTCATTGCCCCTTGCTGATATCCCTGCTTCACGGCTTCTCACCGACTACTTCCTGAACCGCCGGTCCTTGGACTTCTTCAAAGCCTTCTGGATCTCGTAGGCCAACTTCTCCGCCTCCAGGCTGTCGGGGTTCAGCTGCGCCCGCGAGTTGCACCGACCGGCGTGCGTGCCGCGGAAGTTCAGCGGATGGTTGATGACCTCCTGGCCCCACAGCTTCACGGTCCACTTTCGGTCAGGGATCCGGTGCGCGGCCTCCATGGCCGTGATGGACACAGGCTCCCCACAGGAAAAACACCGGCCGCTCTGCATGGAGAACAGGCGAAACTTTAAGGCCCGGATCTTCTCGGTGACAAGCTCTGACTTGCTCATTCTTCCTTCCCTTCCACGAGCACGATTCCCTCCTCAGCCGCCACACGATGACACCACTCGATCCCTGCGGCCTCGACGACCGTGCTCACCGTAGATTCACTCACCGGCCTGACCTTCACGGTCCTTCCGAACCTTCGCTCTTCCACGGGCCACTCGGGAACGGAGTCCTTCATCACCAGTTTCATCTCCGCCAGGTCGTACCCAAAGTGCAGGGCAAGCTGCTGCAGGTGACCATGAAGGTGAGCGGACTGCGATCCTGGACCAAACGTGCGCGGCTTGCTGGGCCTGTCCACCGAAACACGGATGAATCCGTTGTGCACCTTCACGCACCGATCACAGATCACCCTCACCGTATCACGGAAGGCGGGGGGGATAATGAGCAGGAGCTCACCGTCACTTGTCATCCCCTCCACCACGGCGTTCGGAATTGTCACGCAGCGGCCTTTCTCAGAAGACCCGACACCTCGTACAGCTCGCGGCACGCTTTAAACCGACGCTCCTGCAGGTCGACGTTCTCCATCTCCTTCCACTCGAAACCCTCTGACGGATCACGGCCAAGACGAAGTATCCCCGCCTTCTTCACGTCGTACCCGTTCTCGTGAGCGAGCATCCAGTACCCGGCGACCTGTGCGTACTGGTCTTCGTAGATGGCCTTGGAAGTCTTGATGTCGGCCAGCGTCAGCACACCGTCAAGGATAATGATTAGGTCCAGCTTCCCTCCGTAGCGCATGGTCTCACTCACCAGGTCCTTTTCCACGGCGACGACCTCAATATCGTGCTGAGACCGCCACTCATGGTACTTCACCAAGGATGTCTCGGCGCGGTCCCTATCTATCGCGTCGAACTCCGCGACGTAGGGGAGGTATCTTTCCATTCCCTGTATGTCGCACTCGGCGAGGTAGTGGGCCAGAGTCCCGGCCTTGGCCAGCTCGTCAACATATGTGGCGGTGTTGATGTGACGAAGACCCATGATGTTGTTCCAGCGCTCAAGAGCCTCTTTCCTCATCACGCCGGTGATCGTGGTACAGGACGGGACTCGCGTCCCGTCTTTCAACTTGTAGACCGACCTTTCGTTCTTCGGTGTGAAAATCACGCGGCACCTCCGGCGGGAACACTGGTCATCCGCTTCACCGTGTCCAGCAGAGCCTTCAACGCATCGCAATTCCCCTGGTCGAGATTGCTGTCTGCGGAGTCGCGGAACCGCTGCGCCACCTTTGGCGGGATCTTGTCCAGCAGTGGGAGAATGGCGTCGTACAGCTTCCGGCAGTCGGCGGGCGTTGACTCGGCTAGCCCCTCCTTGCTACCGTGGCCGACCTCGAACACCGTCTCCACCGGCTCGTCGCTGTACTCCTTGCGCCTGCTGTGCTTCTTCGCCGCTCCCGTTGCCTGAGCATCGTCGTCATCCTCGGCGGTCATTATCCCGAATGCGTTGTTGAAGGCGTACCGCTTGGCGTAGGTCAACGCGCTTGCCACCTTCTGGGCCGCGTTCATGTAGGCGTCGTGGTCAATCGGGACCGCGAAGCGAGTCTGTTCCTCGTGGCCGTCCACGTGGTGAGCGATGCAGATTGCCGCCACTTCCTTGTCAGTCTGCTCGGTCTTGATGGTGTAGCTCAGGCCATTGGCCTCCAGGGGAACCTTCACCGTCTCCACGATGTCCTCAAGGGCTGCGAAGCTGTAGCGGTACTTCCCGTGCTTGTCGTACACGTCGTGCGTCTTGGAAACAGCGGGGCACACGCTCTGGAACCTCGACAGAGCCTTGAAAAACTGCTCCTTCGCCCACGCCGCTTTCTGCTTCTCCACCATCGCCAGAAGCCGCTCCATGGTCTCCACGGGCAGGCTTTTGTCGATTGCGCGGGCAACCAAGGTCTGAAAGTCGATCTTGGCGTCCGCGGTCTGCGGAACCTGAACAGGCAGGCCGGTCGTCTCCTTCTTCACCAGTGCGGTCCCCTTCCGCACAGCAGCCTTCTTGGTACTCACTCCTTGCCTCCTTGATCCCCGTAGAATGCACGCTTTGCTTCACGGACCTGACGAGCGGCTGATTCCTTGCATCTCGCGCACAGTTGCTCGCGTCCGTAGTCCTGCTCCTCGTCCCATTTCGAGAACTCAAGACCGCAGACCTTGCACTTCATCGCGCCCCCTCCTCTCGGTCCTCACGGTCCCGAATCCTCTCGTCAGCCCGCTCCTGCATACGGTCAAGCTGGCAGTAGATGCAGTCGCAGTCCGGCTCGTGTTCCTCGTCCTCCATTTGGTCACTCACCGGTGGATGTCCTCCCGGTAGTCGTGGCCCATCAGGTCGGGCTCGGGGGGCTCGGGGATTTCGTTCTCCACAACCACCTTCAATCCCGCCAGGATCTGCCGAGCGTTGTTCAGGTTGTGCTGGACGTTGCCGATGTGGTACACGCCGCTTTCAAGCTGGTCGTCCACCGTGGAAAGCAACCCCTCGGCGCGTTCCAGAGCCTTGATGATGTCGGAGTGGTTCACTTCACGATCCTTTCCAGAAGCGCGGTGTCACCGGCGCCCACCTTCGCCACCAGCCGACGAATCACCTCGGTCATGCTCACCCGCTTCATCGCGCACGCGGCCTTGAATCCGCTGATGTCCGCGTTCAAGTTCAGGTTGATGACCTTCACCACGCCCTCTTTCATTTTCCCGCTCACCGTCTCACCTCCTTTGATCATACAGGAATTATACCACGTCTACGAAATATTGCAAGAACTATTTTTCACAATTCCACTTCCCTGTCGCCAGTGGCAGCATCCTTCCCCGACTTCTTTGCAGACCTCTTTTTCTGTGGTCGCTCAGTAGGACGAGGGAGAAAGGGACGGCAAGCATCGCAGAAGTCTCCTATGACAACCCTTCCACACCCCGGCGCATATCCCGCCAGAAGGAAAAGTTTCTCGTTGTGCTTATAGACCTGGCCGTCGTGAAGCCAAAGGTTATCCTGATCCACCGGCTTGAAAACAGGAACCTTCTCGCACCATTTCATCTTCGAAGGATCTCCCTCTATTCTGCAGGAGTGACAGAACACCCTTCCCTCTGTACGTTCAAACCGAGGGCTCTTGCAGTTTGGGCACAACTCTTTCCCTTCCAGATCAACGGGCTTCACCGGAAGAAGTTCGCCAGCACGATATACCGCGCTCACTTTGCCCTCCTTGCAAAAGTTGTACTCCTCTCCTGGGACCTAGAAAGCCAAGAGGTTATGAATCGATTGAAGTCCTTTTTCTTCGGGTGTGCCGACAACCATGCTTTCATGTGAAAAAGTTCCTTCTTTACGTCCACTCCTTCGTAGCACTCCTCCCAAAACTCGATATCAGACTCCGTGAGCTTCCAGACTTTTTTCTCATAGTCGTAGACCGCTTTTCGAGGCTGGACCGGAGGATGCGAAGCATCGTCCGGGACAACCGGAGTACTCTCCGGTATCTCTTTGTCATTGGTACTTGTAAGAGTGTTCATTGTAGGGTCAACCCCGGTTGAGGGGGTCCCCTCAACGCCGGTAGAGGGGGGGGTCAACCCCGGTTGAGGGGGGTAGGGTATCTGGAGCTCGTAGGTGTTGGATGAACGATCGGACTTCTGAACCTGTAGCCACCCTCTTTTCTCTAGCTCCCGGCACCAGTTCCTTATGGACTGTTCCGAACATCCCAAGGCTTTCGCCATCGTTGGCACAGAAGGCCAGCACACATCGTCCTGTCCAGTGTAGGCAGCAAGAAGGGCGTAGAGAGCCTTGACCTCGATTTTCAGGGTAGGGTCACATAGAACCTTCTTAAAGACGATTCCATAGCCCTTCGGATACCTCATTCCTTGACCTCTGAGGCCCCGTGCAGTACTGCACCGCGTCTTTCTGCAGGGTTTCGGGCAATCATCTGGTAAACGGCATCCCGAACGAAATGGCCCATCTTGTGCCACCTCTTTTTCTGTGCCACGTAGTCGCAGACTTCCTTGTATTCTTCATCGGTCAGGGTGCATCGGATCTCGGGCATAAAAAAGAGCCTCCTGCCGGGTGGCGTGCCAATTTGAGTCCTGGGAGTACAACTCAAACCGGCCCCGGCATGAGGCCCCTACTCCGCAGTTACGACGCCGCGCCAACGGCAAGAAGAAGGGTATCAGAAGAAACGTATCACGTCAACCCCGTTGACACCTGTGGATAACTTGTGTATAGATTGGACATCCTGTAGCGCCCACCGAGGCGGGGCCAGGAGAGGGGCGGCGAATCCCGGGCAGGGAGATTGAGCCGCCCTTCGTCATTTCCGGGGAAAAAGTGGCCGGTCGTTCAAAGGAGGCGAGGAACCGACCGGCCGGAAAACGCCCACCGGCCCGGGTGAAGGCTGAACCCAATGCCAATGGACGTGGCGGCCGAACTCACCAGACCTTGAGAGCCCGCCCGCCTTCGTATACTGCGACCACCCCAAGTCCCACCCCGAGGGTGATGCACCCGATTCGTAGCACACTGTTCTGTGCCTCCAGCGCCTTCGCGTCAACCTGGGCTTTTTGCAAGTCCTTTTTGATTTGGGTGGTAGAGTCGATAGAGAGCTTCAAATCCTGTTGCAATTGCGTCGACTTGCTTTCCAAGGTCGACTCCAGCGCTTGCGATATTGCCAAGGATGCCGTCAATGATGCGTTGTCCGCTTGCAATGTCCCGCTGCTGTTTTGCAATGACAGCATCGTCGCTTGCAAGGAGTCGATTTGACTTGTCAAGCTGTCCTGATAGGCTTTGAAGTTTGCCGGCAAGGTCGTGATTAGCGGCAACAGCGTCTGCCAGAGAGGTTCGGAGAGAGTCGGCGGAATCACTGGCGGATTTGAGGTCAGCGTTGAGCTTTGCCCCTGAACCGTGAGCGACCCACAGCACAATCCCACCGCACAGAACAGCACCAGCAAGGAACGCCGCCGCATACCCTATCCAGCCTTTCATTTCATCCACCTCCCCATTACAAACCCGATGAGGTAGACCACCAGCATGATCAGAAGGGCCTCCCCTATGTCGATGGGAAGGCCGTTCACTTCTTCATCCAGTCGAAGGTCGTCACGCCGATCAGGATGGCCCCGAGTCCTACCACGAGGGCCACAACGTAGTCACTGTACGCGTGAGCCCACGCCGCCACCAGTCCGTCAAGGATCAGGAGGCACCCGAAGATCCTCCTGGACGAAGCGCTGCCATCGGGATTCTGGAAAAGGTCCATCAGGTTTTCGTGACTGCCGAGATGACTGCCAGGACCACCGCGGTGATTCCGCAGCCCAACGCCCCCAGCTTGTCACCGATGATGAGCTGCCGGATCCCGACCACTGCAGCTCCCACGGCAATCAGGCGCTTGTGGCTAAACTTTCCGTTGCGGGGATCATCGAGGAAGTCGAGGAAGTGAAGCAGGTACTCCCACCACTTCATCGCGGTGGAAGCAATGGCCTTCGCGTCCTTGACCACGGCGGCCTCCGTAGGCCCGATGATACTCTCCAGGTCAGTTCCGATGGCCTTCGCCGCGGACCTCGCCTTCTCCAGAGCTCCACGTGTCACAGACTCAAACTCATCGTATATGGCCTTCTCGGCCTCGGTCAAACCCGCAAGTCCTGCCATGCCTTCACCTCCTAGTAGACCTTCTTCGACTGCTTTCCGAAATAGTGCTCGATGGGAATGTCTTTGTCCGTTATTCGAGCCTGCTGCTTGAACGGCTGCTCTCGGGTGAGGTCGTTGTTCCCGTCGTTGACACTGGCAATCTTGTACCACTCTCGAAAATGGCGTTCACACAGGAAAATCCTTTTCCCGTTCGCCCACGCAAAGTTCAGTCCTTCGCGCGAAGAACATTTCTGACAGAAGTCCTTCGATGATGGATTGAACCTCGCGTCCCCTGGAACCTGTAGTCTTACCAACATGCCTTCATCCTAACATAAAAAGGGGGAGTTTTCACTCCCCCTCGTTTTCGTTCAGAGACTAGGCGCGAGACACGTTGTACGCCAGGTCGATCGCGTACAAAGCCGTGGAGGTCGAAACCTGAGTGGTCAGCGACAGCGCGCTGTTCGGGCCGACGATGAGATCCCCGTCGTACTCGATGACGAGCTGCAGCTCCGCGATGACCGCGGCGACCGTTCCCGTGTACATGGTCACGCCCACAGGAGCGTAGAACACGGGGGCCGCTGTGTAGGTGTTCACCGCAGGTGCCCACTTCATAATGGAATCCGCCGCGCCCGGGCCGATGAGGCCGGACAGAGGGGCAACGTTGGTGAAGGTGGCGATAGGTCCACCAGTGGCGATGGCCGCACCCGCCGGGTTCGTGGCGCACCAGTACCATGCGCCGGGGGCGTCGGTACCGGAGACACGGGCCGCGACGAGCTTGACGAACTCAGCATTGTACGTTCCCGCCGAGTTCGGGTTCCACAGCGTGGGGTGGTTGCCCGTGGTTGCCGATACGATCAGGGCGATACCAGCGGTCAGTGTGGTGGCGTGGTACACCGTGCCGCGCGAGGCGGCCTCGTACCACTTGCCGTGCGACTCGGCGACGATCAAGGAACCGTCGCGCTGCGCCCGGAACTGCTGGCCGGACTGCACAACGCCGTCAGCGTAAAATGCCGGTCCTGCCGCGAAATCTGGCCTGAAACCCATAGTCAAATCCTCCTAGCAGGTGACTTGTTTCCCCTAGGGGTTAACACCTGCAGATTGTGCAAGCCCCATGCGGGGCTTACGAGAACGTGTAGCCGTTGTTCAGCGTATTGGCGTCAGGGATGTCCACCCCATACGCCTCGTGCATCATCAGCATGTTCGCCAGGAGCAACTGGTTGGTAGTCAGCGCCGTTGAGGCAGCCCCCGCCGGAAGACCGTCGATCTCCACGTTGACAAACCCTCCCGAGTTCGGGGTCTGTGCAAAGATAGTCTCACCTGCCGCAAGGGTCAGGGGAAAAGCCTGCTGGACAACCGAAGGTCCACCCGACATACCCGCAAGAGCGGGAACGCTCACCGTGAACTGGAGTCCACCGACTCCCACTGCTGCCCCGACGAAGTTCCTGTAGATGCTCACCGAAACCGGGATGGTCAGAGGGTTGGTGAACGCGAAGCCCACCACGTTCATCCCCGCCGATCCAGACGGTACTGTCAGAATGGGGTTCGTGGCCGGGTTGTCGGCCCCCGTCCCCCCCGTGTTCAGAATTGAAGTCCCTGGAAATACTGCCATGTTTTACTCCTACGCCCGTAGGCGCGTCTGATTGCCTGTTAACGTCTCGGGGGATCTCACGGACCCCCCGGACGGCTTGCCTTTCGGCACAAGGAGAAGCTAGTACTTCTTGCCCTTGTGCTTGCGGCCCCGGCGTTCTGCCATGAGCTTCATACGGCACTCCTTTCTGCAAGGTGAGCGGCCATCAGCCACTCGCACGACTCTCCGTCGTGGCCCGTTGTGAATCGGCGGCAAGTCACCGTCGAGCCTCGAAACGTTCACGGTCATCATTCTCAGACCCGCGAAACACCGTTGTCAACTGGTTTTACCCCGCCACTTTAACAATGACCTTCTCATCAAAGGTCCAGAACTTGCCCATGATGTCGGGTCGGTCCATGCTGTCCCAAACCACATTGTCCGCAACGCTGGTGAACGGCTTCCCGTTGCCCACGACGAAATGGAATCCGCCGATGTTGGACAGTGACCCTTTCAGGATTTCCTTCTCGTCGGGGTCACACTGGTAGTCGGCACCCGCGATTCTAGAGAACTGCAGCGGGTATGGCTCCACGGTCTCGCTGGAATGAAGGGCACCGAGGAACCGGGCCCACGAAAGGATTGTCACGTCGGCGTCAAGGATGTTCTGCGCTTGGAGGCTTGCCACGATGTCGTTGACCATCTCCGGGGTGTACTCGTCGGGCATGAGGTACAGTCCGTCAAGGACCGCGCAGGCGTACTCCCGCTCTTTGAAAGTCAACCGAGGGTCTGTCTGCCACCACCCGGAAATCATCGTGAACCCTTCTGGCTCACAGCGCCTTTGCTCAACATGTCTTCAATCTCCTTTATCGAAGCGTCGGTTTCCCCGTTGCAAGTACCGGCCTTCTGACACCGCAGTATCGAAAGCATTGCCCGTATCATCACAGGAACGGCTATCTCCAGACGATCCAGCCTCTTTGGTGTGTGCCACACTCGCGCTATGGCGGCCGCAAAGAATGCCAACACTGCTGCGATTACAATTGCCCCTGCTCCATATAGTGCGTCTAGCACATCATCCTCCCCGATTTCCTGTGATAGCTACATTTCATAATCTATCGCCGATGTTATCTGAACATTCGAATTGGAAACGCTTGCGCACCATTTGAATTGAAGGTTAGAATCAAGATGTATCTTCAATAGAGCCCAAGCAGAATTGCCCGCAGTCTGTGATGTGACAAAAATGTACTTATACAAATTGTTTCCAACGGTGATATTAGAAAGTGTGTACCCCGTAGCCGCTTCAACAGCCAAAGAGGGGAGAGTCCCGGCCTTATTCACATTCGCCATGCACCAAGCCGCTTTCGCCCCCACCGGAACTCCTGTCATGGTCACCGCGGCACTCCAAGTTCCACCCGTGTTTCCGCCGGCGATGTTTACAACAAGAGTCGTTGTACGGTTAGCGTCGCTTGTGACATGATCAGTGCCCAGACTGGGCTCTGCGGATACGGGCTGGACAAGGGAGTAGGCGGAGTTCCACCCGGCGGTGGCGATGGAACTTGCACCCCCAACCATCGTGATATTCACATCACTGCTGGCCATTGCGTAAATAGAGTTTGCCCCGAATGGGTTGACTATCAGGCTTCCCCACGTCTGACCGTTGTCATAGGAACGAGCTGTCTCAGCGGTGAATGTGGATACTTGGAATATCCCGAAATTGTACGAGATATTCGAAACTTGACTCCCCCCCGGTAGTGGATTGGAAATAAGTGCGCTCCACGTCAGACCCAGATCTATAGAATATGCTATTTTGCCACCGGCTCCTCCGGCGACAAGCGCACCATTTCCAAAAGAAAGACCACTTATTGATGTTCCCCCGAAAGGATTCGATATTGCGGATCCCCAAGTCAGACCGAGGTCAGCGGATCGAGCTATCACCCCGGAATCACTCGTGGCCACAAAAACACCATTTGCAAAGGTCACGGTTCTGATCACAGAAACTCCAAAGGGATTTGTAATCAAGGAACCCCACGTCTTCCCGAGATCGGTAGAACGAGCAATTTTGCCACCTGCCCCGACAGCGACAAATATCCCATTTCCATAAGCAACGGCGCGAATGTCTGTCCCGCCGAATGGGTTTGCCACTAGAGCATGAATGGTCACACCGAGGTCTGTTGAATAAGACGTTTGTCCTAGTTCTGCTACTATGACAAAAACACCGCTACCAAAGGCCACGCCCCTGATACCGCTTACGCCGTTGAATCCGTTCGCGATCAAGGCACTCCACGTAGCACCGTTGTCAGTAGATCGTGACAAACTTGCCGCCGCACCCCCAGCAAGAAAAACACCACTGCCATAGCCTATGCAGAAAATGTTATTCCCGGCGAAGTTGTTTGCTATCAGTGCCGTCCACAACTGGCCGAGCTGCTGATAGAGCGTACCTTTGACGTACATGTCTCCAGAAAAAGCCACGGAGTTGCCGGCAGCGTTTGCTATCTGTCCAGAAGCCGCCTGTGCGTTTATGTCCGCCTGCTGTTTGCCCTGGTTGAAAGAACCGAGCACGCGGACATTTCCTCCGAAGATGTAGTTTCCGTTGAGAATCTTAGAAGCCGGGAGGTTAGGATTTGCCACGGCAACCTCCATCCGAGCAATCATACCCCCCGCACCCACGGCCACCAACACACCCGTACTCCGCGGGGCATCCGGCGCACCCGGTATCTGGCACCCGGAAAACACCACGATCAGAGAAAGTAGGATTGCCTTCACGATTCGCCTCCTTCACTGGTTCACCTTTCGTATTGCTCCCACCACATCACCTACGCCATGCTTGTATGGGATCTTCGTTACCATTGGGACCGCAAAGGCCATGAAGGACTCAAACGCATCCCCCCATCCTTTGTCACGCGCCTTCTGTGACTTCCCCGTGATCCCAGCCTTCACGCCCTGAATCATCTTCACGATGTCCGTCTCAAACTGACCGATGAGGCTGGTGTTCGTTGACGCGGGCTGCCCCTTGGAAGTGATGGCCTGCTCCACGGGGTAGACTGCGCTGGACACCCCGAAACCGAGGCCCACGGTGTTGCTGGCAAGTTCTGTGATTGCGTCCGCCAGGATTCCCTTCTGCTTCTTCTCCTTCTTTCCCGTTACAGCACTCTGGATAGCCGCGCCACCTTCACGGATCCCGGTCCTTATCGCCGCGATTGTCAGAGCTTCCCCGAGAACTCCTACCACGAGGTACTTGGCAAACCTTTTCCCACCACCCGGCGTCTTCATGTCCACCGCCCGGCGTATACCAAGCTGCAGCAGTGCGTTCTTCTCCGACATGAGTGTCCCCGAGAGCATCCCGAGAACTCCCTGCCTCTTGATGTTCGCCGCGTACATCTCACGGGGGTTGGCGTGTGTTCGCTTCACAACGTACTCGGCGTATTTGATTGCCGCCTCGTCCTTCTGCTGCTCTGTGAGGTTCGGTCCGTCACGGTCGGACAAATCCGCAGCGCGCTGCAGGTCCAGAGACGGAGCTCCTTCCTTCATCTCGCGGCGTGCCTGGATGATGGCACTCCACATCTCTCCCTTTGCCGCTCCCGCAAATCCAACCTTGATCGGAAGCATGGAAGCCTTCTGTACCTTCGTGAACGCCCCGCCGAGTCCCTTCGTTGAACCCTTTGCCGCAAGAACGTCCTGAATCTCCTGCATCGAACCGCCCTCCCATATCTGGCGGTACAGCGTGGAGTTTTCCAGAAGGTACTCGTGAGTGGATTTCGGGTGCATGGCGACATACGCCTGACCCTTCGTCCAATCACCGGCAGGGACGTATCCCGCCAGAGACCGTTCCACAAGAACTCGGTTGATTGCCGCTGTGCTCACATTGAACCCGAGGACCGCTCCGATTCCACGGTTTCGGATGTTCAACGTGAACCGCTCGATGGCGTTCAGGGGTTTCTTGGTCCCTGCCACCGCCTTCAATCCATCGGTCATCTGCTTGTAGAACTCTTCGCCAAACTTCCCCTTCACGGCCGCGGCAAAGTCAGGATTGAAAAGAAGTCGGGATGCGTTTCGAACCGGCTCCCCCAACCCCGTGAACATAGCTGAGGAGTCCACAACGTCCATGATGTCGTTACCGGCGTTTCTCACCCAAACGGGTTTCGTTGAACCCACCCGCTCTATCGTGTGGCTTTTGTCAACACCGGCGTGAGCGAAGGAGGATTGATCACGCTGCCGTAGAATCTCCTCCTCAAAGGGCAAACCGAGCTCCGACATCACGCGATAGATGGGGTAGTACGGGTCCAGCAATTTCAGATCGTAGCCGTACATCTTCCTGAACGTGGCCCCCATGTCCACGCCAGTTCTCTTTCCAAGGTCAAGGACTTGCTGGAGGAATCCGCGGTCCGTCTCGTCCATTGTGGCAAGGATGGCATTCAGGGATGACTCGGGGAGGTGGTAGATTTTCCCCTGCTCTTTATCCCCCTGCAGAGCAAACCCGTTCTTCAACGATTCCCACCCACTCTCCGTGGATTTCAGTCCGGCCATTGCGATGACGTGACCGCGCTCCATTTCCCCGCTGAACCCTGGAACGTCGATCTTTCTGCGTTCGTTCAGGAAGTCGGCCATGTTCAGCTTCTTGTCTTCAAGCCACTTGAAAATGGGGTCTGAGTACTCGTACTTCTTCGCGTTGTACACGTCATCCCCGGCGTCAACCATCTTCGCTCCTACTCGGTACAGAAGCGAATCCTCCCCGCCACCGAGGTAGGACAGCATAGACTCATATCCCATGTTCGAAGCCTTGTACCACCGCGCCAGGTTCTTCACGAACCTCTTCGTGTCTTCAACGGCCCCGCCTTTCGTGAGTTGCGAAAACTGCGCTTTCGCCTCCTCGGGAGTCAACTGCGGGTGTGCCTTCTGGAAACGTTCAAGGTCTTTGGTGATCTTCGCCGGCCCGATCTCCTCAATGGCCCGTTGCACGGCGTCCTGTGATTGGATCGCCAAGTCACGGTCGTGGATGATCCGTGAATCTCGGCCCGCCGTGTAATAGGCCATGATCGCGTCATGGACGGTCTTCAAGTCTTCCGCAGGTAGATCGCGCAGAGGATATTTGGAAAGTTCGTTAAATCGGGCGAGGTCACGGGCCGGGAACACCGTGGGAGCCGTACCGTCCTCTATCGCCTGACGGATTCCCTGGAGACGGTCCAGAGTCTTTGCCGTTGGCTTCACCGCCGTGAAGTTCTCCCTTATGGCCTCCAGAGGTTCCTTGAACTCGTTGGGGATCTTGGAAGTGTCAAGGTCTCGGATGTTGCGAATCATCCGGTTTGTCTCTGTCCGTTGACGTATCTGGTCACGCAGGGACTTCACCGCGGCAACCTTCTCCGCTCTGGCCGATTCCAGTTGCTCCGCAAACTCCTCCCGTCCCGCCTTCACCTTGGCCTGCAGGTCTTCAATCTGCGTGTTCAACTTCTCAATCTCGGGTCGCTTCTCGATGTAGTCCGCCGTTCCCTCGGCGCTGCGCGTGGCCTCGTCCAGAGCCTTGCCCTGCTCCTCGGTCATTCGCGGGGTTTCCACCTTGGGCTTCTCTGCGGTGGGAACCTCGGGGGGGCGTTCAACGATGTCGCCTACTGTAGCCGTGGCCAGCTTCTCCTTGGTCGAGATCTCGATAGGATGGGGCTCCGGTGCTTGCTGGGGGGCCTCCGGTGAGACTTTCTGGGATTCCTCGACCTTGGACACGTCTTTCTGGATTTCCCTTCCTACAGGGCCTTCCATGTCCAATCCGCCAAGGGCAACCATTGGGGTACCAATCGCCGTCTGTACACCTGCCGAGATTCCCATCTGTTTCAGGATGTTCACGGCGCTTTCGTGAGGGACGTTCTGCTCATCCGTGAGGGTCTTTGCAAACTCGTTCGCCAAGAGGTTGGCCCCGGTGATCGCCCCCCCCATGGCACCCTGTTCAATCGAACCGAGAACGATGGCACCAGCCCTCCCGCTGAGCCCTATCTTCATGGCCGCTTTCAGCATGGTCTTCTCCAGGAATGACTCTCCCTGTCGAACACCAGGGATCTCCCCGATCTTCACAAAGTTCAGGGCGGTCATCATCGCGCCCATGCCAACAGATACCCCCCGAGCCACCCACGGGTTGACACCCTTCCCGTCTTTGTCCCTCCAGTCCATCATCGCGTCGTACTGAGCGGAGATCGTGGAGTCGAATTGCTGACGGAGGGGAAGGTATTCCCCCGCGGCCAATCCAGCCACGGCACCCAATGGACCGAGGGCGACACCTCCGATCTGTGCGCCCACCCCAGATCCGATTGCACCCGCAAGGCCAGTACCCACCTGCATCCCCATGTCCATCAGAGACGAGATGACTTGCTTGGGTAGTTCCTTAACTGTCTGTTCTGCCGGGTGAAGACTCTTTTTCAACTCCTCGATCTGCTTGTCGTTCGCGGTGCTTCCGAAGAATCGGGGCGTTGTCAGAGCGGCGATTTTCAAACGAGTAACTGCATCGTCAACCGTGTTCTTCAAACGATCCCTGAGCGCCGTGGGCTTCATCGGAGATCCGTACAACTGCTGAGAAACGATGTCGGGGTGCTGCGCAGTGACCGCCGGGTGAATCACTGGGGAGAGAAGGTACGCTGCGGAGAGTGCTGCCTGTCCCTCCACAGGGCCCGAGGGGTGGTTCTGGATGAATGTCTTTCGCGCATCGTCAGGATTGGTCGGGGGGGGGGCGGGATTGAAATCCGGAGGGGGCGCAGAGTTGAAGTCTACTTGACCGTCTGCCATGCCCTACCATCCCACACCACCACGGCGCCCGATTTGGAAACCTGATACGTCTTTCCATCACCCCCCGTGTAGTATGTTGTCCCGTTCGTTGTCTGCACACCGTTGATGGCAATTTTCTTGTCCGCGAACACCTGGGGAACAGTAACTGTCTTGGCAAGAGGTCGAATGTCCAGGGGCTTCCCAGCAGCGGCCGCGCTTACCGCCCCCGCTACCCTCTGCTGGTAGGGGTTCGTGGAGAACGAAGCCTGAGCGGCGTCTCTCACCACACCCTTGATGGCGTCACTGTGCAAGTCGTCGGCCTTCTTCTTCATCTCCTCCTCGGAGGCTTCCATGTTGTTCCCGACAAACGCCATGAAGTCCGCTTTCGCTGAATCCATCGCGGTCTTCACCTTCTGATCCATCGTGGCGTCAGTCCTGAAGTCGTCGAGGAAGGGCTGTGCAAGGGCCTTCACCCTGGGGCTGGCAATCGAACGCACCTTCAACCACTGATTCTTGGTGATCTCGTGCCGAGAGAACGCAGCGTCCGCTTTCTTCAACGTGACACTCGGTTCGATCAGTGAGTTCGACGCGTCGATGCTCAACTCCTCGGCTGTGGGGTTGTCGGTCTCGGAAGCCTTGCGGTCCGAAAGCGTGGCCCGGTGTTCCTCCTCGACGTTCTTCGTCCAGTGCTCCCGCAGCTCGCCACTGGTCGGTCCTGCGAAACCCGCCGAGTCAACGTCCTTCTGTGTCAGAGTCCGGTCGCCCAGCTTCTTCGACAAATCCTCCACGGCCTTGTTGTTCGTGTCCTCGTACTTCTTTTTCTGGATGGCTTGTTTCTCGGTGTCGAGAGCCTTCACGTGTTCAAAGAGTTTCTGCCGAAGGTCGGCACTGACGTTGGGTAGGTTTGTCGGGTCCATGATGAACGCCTGCGCCGCCTCGATACCTCCAGCGTCAAGGTTGGCCATCGCACCCTTCGTTAGGTCTTGAAGGTCGATCCTCCCCATGGCGGCGTCAAGCTGGTCCTTCTTCGTTCCCTGCTCGCGCTGGATGATGAACTGACTCGTTGGGTCGTCGAAAAGCTGCTGCAGTGTCTTGCGGTCCCCGTTCTTCACCGCGTTGTCCACACCCTGCTGGAACGTGCTCTCCGCTTTCTGGACGCGCCGCGTGTCGTACACCTTTTGCGTGTTGTCCAGAAAGTCCTGACGAGCACCCGCAAACCACTCCTGAAACTTCTGAGCGTACTGCTGATTCTTCACCGACTTGGACGCGTTGTTGAAAAGCTCCGACGTGTTCTCATCCGCACGCTGAGGCAGCGTGTCGATGTCGGGGTCTGTGATTGCCTGGCTCTGGAACTTCCTCATCCCGTCCAGTACCTGGCTCTGCGCCTGGATGAACTGCGAGAATCCCGCCGCGTTGTCGATGGCCTGTTTCTTGTTGAGAAGCGAGGAAACTATCTCCTCGCCAGACTTCAGGACCGCTCCAAGGGTAGGGGTAAAGTCGCTCATCCGAACATCGCCAAGTCTTGAAGGTCCGACGTGCTGTTCTGCTCTGCCGCGTTCAGGCCCGCAGTGAACGGTGTCAATTCAGGCTGGAGAATATCAATTGCCGTGGTAGCGGCGAAGGTGAACGCCTGAAGCCATGCGTTGCTTATGTCCTGCGCGTTCTGCTGTTCTTGCTTTGTCGCCTCAAGAGCCGCCTTCCCGAGAGACACTGCCTGCTCCTGCTGCATCCCCGAAATAGCGGCCCCGCCCTGCTGAGTCTGATACTGAACTGCCTGAGCTCCACGTTCCTGCTGAGTCACGAGCTCCATCAGCGCAGAGCCCTTTCCGAGCTTCAATCCACGAGCCGCCGTGTTCGCGGTGATCTGTCCTTCGGCCGCCTGTTCCTTGGCCTTCAACCCCCCGATGGCCGTGGCCTGCTGTGCCTCAGTGGACTGGATCTCGGTCTTGTATTCCTCGGCAACAGAGTTTGCAATCTCCTGCTCATTCGGAGTCTGATTGAGCGTTATGTCACCGCTTGAACTCTGTGTTGCCGTTCCTTGAGTATCAGCCCCTTGCGTTCCATAGGTGGCGTTGTTCTGCTTCTGAGAAGGATTGTACGCCGCCTGCGCTGCCTGTGCCGCCGCCAGACTTGAGAATGTCTGACCGTTGAAATACCATTGCGTCGCACCGTGCTGGACACGCCCCTGCGTAACCGAGTTGTCGGTTATCTGAGGATTCGCCCCACTGGCCGTGGGGGATACGGGAGGAGGAGAAGGGCCGATGTCCTGCTGAGGGGTTCCGCCTGCACTCATCTCGTCACCGCCCAAAGGTTCGCATCAGACCCGTCGCAATACATCTTTCGCATCACCCCTTCGAACTTCATCCCTGACCACTGCGCAAAGCGATTGCCTTCTTTCCAATCGAATCGAACGATCGACTGAACCCTGCGCAACCCGTAGTCTCTCATCCACTCGTACATCTGCCTTTTCAAAAGAACAACCGCGTGAATGGGATAGTCTCGGGAGACCATCAGCCACACTTCCCCCACCCCGTCCCACAGAATCCGAAGACCTCCACAGGCGACGATCTTCCCGTCTATGATCCCCGTGACGTTCGGCTTCCACTTCTCATAGTACAGCCCCGCCCGCTCCTGCTCTGCATCGGGGATTTGCTCATAGATGCGAAGCGCATGGACGTCGCTGGCCTGAAACGGTCTTCGCTCTACCGTCATTTGGTGACCTCGGCGACAAGGGCCGTGACCTCGCACGGCAACGGTGCTGCAGACTGTATGTCCAGGATGATCTCGCGGATGTTTGTTCCCGAAATGGGAACAGGTTCCACCTGACCCGTGTAGGGAGTCGGGTTTGATCCCTGAGAAGACACCACTTCGGGAACGGTGCTGAGAACACCCGTGGCAATCAACTGCGCATCGAATCCGACCTGAATGTCCAGCGTGTTGTACAGGAACAGACCCACGTGGTCGACGGTACCAATATCGGTGAGGCCGGGGCCGTATTTTCCATCCGGTGCAATCGGCATCGTCTTCACCGTTGGCGTGACCGGCAGAAGGCCCACAGTGACCTTGTTCGCTGTCACACCACCGGGGAGAGTGAGAACCCCGCCAACAGGAACGGCAGTCCCGAGGTACTTGCCATCTGCAACCACCGCCATCGTCACGCCGTTGAATGACGTGTCTACGGTAACCGTGGCGAAAGCAATAGCGTTTGACTTCTGCGTTGCCGCGTCCATGTAGCACGACAGGCGAACGTCCGTCCAATCGGGGGAGGACAACTGCTCGATGTAGTTGTACGCCCCTCGCGTAACGGCCAGAAAAAGCGTGTCACCCGATGGCCCGGTCTGAACGGCAATGCTTGTGATGACATCCCCTGCACGGGTCTTTAACTGCCACCACGAACGCACCCCACTTGAAGGGTCGTAATGAAGACACGCCAGCGTCCCGTCAGTCCTCTGGAAATAGGCAATCGTGTCGGGACTCTGCGCAAAGTCCCACTGCGTGATCGGATTTCCCGTGAACAGGTGCCCGCTGAAAAACGAAAGGTCGGTCGGCTGGTCGTAGGAGTTGGAAACCCCCTGCCAATTCATCTCGCGGACCTTGTACCCGCCGAGCTGGACAAAGACCACGCCGTTGATGAGGACCGCACCCTGGATTGCCGCGCTGCCCATACGCGAGACCTGGTTGTCAGAGATGGTGTTCGGAGAGATCCCCACCACCGTTCCCGTGTTCGAGGGAATGACAACCTCACCGTCTGCGGCCCCGATGATCAAATCGTGACTTCCGGTGATCCAGAGCAATTCGCTTTCCGTCTCTGTCAGAGTCGCATAGATACCGTCAGAGTCCACCACGGCATTCTGTGTCTGCTGCTGATTGTAGTACGACGGCGGGTTGGTCGTTGGGTTCCCCGAGGTGTCGGTTATCATCGTCGGCTGAGGGTAAGTCGTGGCTTCGAAAAGGTTGACGTTCATGTTCGCCGATGCACCGGTCGGGTCCGCAGAGTCCCAAACCCCCACGATGGACGACCACACCGTCTCAGGTTCGTTCGTAGTGTTCGCCCAGAATACTCGCTGATATGCTACCGCAACGCACCGGGGATAGTTCCCCGCGCTCTGGAAAGGAATCGTTGCCTGTTGGATGAGGAAGGTGTCTCCCACACTGCCGTTGACCGCGTTCGCACTCATCGTAGCCGAAGCCGCGGCGATTGAAAGGGAAGCCGAGGCCGAAGGGTATACCTGCTGGATGTACGTCCCTGCAGCGATGTTTGCAGGTGTGGTCACGTCTGTGAGAACCCACAGCCCCGAAGTCAGAGCCGAGGGGAGAGGAAGGTTGGTTGCCGTCTGCCCAGCGACACCCGCGATGACGGTCATCGTTGGTGAACCCGCCACTATTGTTGCTGTGAACGTGAAGGATGTAGAGACAAAGTTGATGTTGGCCATGGCGAAGTTGTCACCCGTGCTCCATCTGATTCTCGCGGGGGGATGATTCTGGTGTGCGATGAAAAGGTCGGGGAACATCCAAGCAAACTGCAGTTGTGAAGTCTCTGCCGTTGTGTAGGTAGTAACGATGTCTTTCCCTGCGAGGTAGGACAGAGCCCCGTTGGTGAACTTCCAGAAACGAACAAGGTTGTTCGTGAACTCCACAACGTAGGACAGGTTGGCGTTGATCTTGATGGCCGTGATCTGCGCCACGGCATCCGGCCCACCAGTGTGTCCGCAGAAGATCGTACCCGGCCTTTTCCTGAATCCCCCCTGAATCCGGGGCATGAAATTGACCATCTGCGATACACCTTTGTAGTACACCGGTGAGGTGGTTTTTCCAAAAAGGTACGGTGCAATCTCCCCCGCGCTGAAATCACTGATGACAGAGTTGATGCGTGGCACTACCGTCCTCCGCGCCTATCCTCGATCCACCACGTTTGACCCATCTCGTCGTTCGTTCCCTCCTCCTGATTGTTCCCTTGGGCGCGTGTCAGAACCATGTTGTACTCGGCCTGCAGGTCGGCGATGGTTCGCTTCGCCGAGGAAGTCCACAGCTTCATCGCCAATCGGCACGAAAGCATCTCGATGAAGTCCGGCGGATAGTTGGACGGTCCCGGGTCAACGATCATCAGGAAAATGGGGTTTCCGTTTCCAGGGTCCAAATTCGTATAGATGTACCCTGCCTCGTTGATGAACCCGAACTCCACGATGTTCTGGATCTTGAACGGCCAGACAAACGTGTAGTTGGGGAAGACCGCGTAGATGTCGATCCCCCGGAGGTTTGCTGGGACAACGTAGGCAAACCAATATCCGGTGAGGTTGTTCACCTGAAACACGAGAACTCCCGAACCCGATCCCGTTGCGGCGTTGGACATCTGGATGTGTGTCCCGTCGATTATGCTTGCGATGGTCGTACCTGTGGGGATCCCGGGAGGGAATGAAACCTGACCACCGCCCTGGATGAGAATCGTCGTCACCAGCCACCCGGCAATCATGCCCACCGTAGTCCCGACCTGCATGATGTTCGACCCCGCAGTCCACACCGCATTGGTCGTCACCTGCGCCTGGACTACCTGAACACGCCTCTTGGCAAACTGCCATGCGTAGGACCGAAGCTCCTCCTGACGGGTCAACTCGTACACCGCGGCCATGAGGTTCGCGTACTTCGTAGAGTTGGAAACGGTTGCCACTTCCTCGCCCAACTTGATGAGGGCGAGGTTCTGGATCTGTACGTCAGTGAGCGCCGGTATCACTTCTCATCTCCTTGAAAATGGGGGCGAGGTTTCCCCCGCCCCCGTGTCCTGCTACGGATGCTTTCGGACCATGCCCCTCTTGTCACTGCCCTTGTTGGTGGGCTTGTTGCCTCCACCAACACCAGCGATGTGACGGTTTTCTCCGTACTGGTTCAGACGCCCGCCCTGAAGGCCACCCTTCGTCCGGGGGGCGTTCACTGCCGCTTTGTTCATTTCCTTTTCCCCTTCCCGGCGATTATCCTGTCCTCGCCGTACTGGTTCATGTCCCCCTTCATGGCGGTCCGGGGAACATTGCTCGACTCGCGGGTCTTCATCGCCTCGCCCTTGACCTCAGTGGATCGGTACATGTCCGACACCACACGAGGCTTCTTGCCATCGTAGGCTTTGCCCACATAGAAACCCATGACGACCTCCTACAGGGTGTCCAGCCATGCGTCGATCATTCCCGTCACTGGAACAGCGTCCACCGTGTAGAGGAACCTGCTGAACCTCTGGACCGGGGAATCACTGAAAGTGTCCGGCTGGTAGGGAATCTGCGCCAAGCCAAGAGCACCACCCGTATTGGGGATGTCGACCATGAGAAGATCGTTTCCCGCGAACAGCGCCGCAACGGGAATCGCCAGAAGCGTGATCCCCGTGTTCTCGAAAGTCCCGGGTGTGGCGTTGGGTCCAGTGGACCCTGCGGCCTGCGGTGCGTCCTGCCAGAAGATGTTCATGATGGTCATTCCCCCACCGGTGAAGGTCTGCCTGACCCTCACGTGCAGCTTGGGAGTCTTGACCGCCTGAGCGATCTGGTGAGAAGGATCGAAGAAGTCGACGATGTTGGTGCTGACGTTTGACAGTGCCGTGATCGACTGACCGTCCGAGTAGATGTCTCCTGCGTCTCTGCGTGCCATTTTCCTACCCTCCTTCAGGTGATGACCGGTTCGGTCGGCTGGAGACGATCCACGACGCGGAACGGTATGTCCATGAAGAACGCCGTTTTCTTCCCCCACGGTGCATCGTCGAAGTGGAAGGAGTTCGCGTTGTTCTTCGCCTGCTGCATCGCCTGTACCCACACCTGCCGGGTGCAGTACGCCACCACTCCGGTCATGTCGGTGTCGGGAAGGCCCGCTATCATGGAGACCATGATGTCCGACGACCACGGGTGCGTCAGGTCGATGTTTGCCATACGCTGCACGCACCGCCAGTCGGCCACGCACAGCCCGAACCCGATTGAGAAGAACGTCACCTCAGCGCGGAAAGGCCGGTTATTGGCATCGTAGACCAACTGAATCTCCGGCATGTCCTCCATGTTGATGAAGTCCTGCCCGTCCCGGGGGAAGGGGAAAAACACTCCGTCCTTGCCCCACTTGATGAGCCACAGCGAGGACTCACCGCCGCCGGTGTTTCCACCCGCAGAGAACACGTTCGCCGGCCAGTAGGGCAGCCCCTGAATCTGGTTGTACGTGATCCCCGCAATGGAGTTGAACCGGTTGTGAAGACCCGTGATCTCATCGGGAGACACCGCGGTCGTCTGCCCGATGGTCGTGTTTCCGTAGAACACCCTGTCGTGGAAGCTCTTTGAGAGTCCACGCAGGAAAAGCTCGGCCTGGATGCGCTTGAACTCCTCGGCGTTCTTCTGCTTGCGCAGAATGCGAACGTCGATCTTCAACGCGCTCTCCAGCTCCTGGATGACTTCCGTGACCGGTCGAAGCGTGTTCACTTCCCAGTTCACGCCCTGGTTGATGATCGCGTCGGTACCAATGGCTTCCGTCATGGTCTGCAGCAATCGGTAGGAGTTGTAATCGTTGGACTCCTCCCAATCCCCCTCTTCCATGAGAGGGGTACCCTGCGAGATCACATCGACGACGGCAAGCTGTTCGCCTGACGGTCCGATGTTCTTTACGGCTTCTGCCATTGTCACGACAGAGCCGAAACTGTTCGTTGTCATATCCCCTCACTCGGGGATGAACTATCCAGCTTTCTTTCTACTCGGGTAGCGCTTCGAGGTGTCCTTGAAGAATCCGGGTTTCAGGTGCGCGTTCCCGTTTTTGTCCGTAACGGTCGGCTTCCCATCATCCTCGGTCTCCAGACCCTCACCCGGCTCCCGGGCGAGTCCAAGTCTCCTGTCCGATGACATCATGGAGACCTGCCGGTCCCACCAAAGGTGAAACGCGGGGTCACGGAGGATTCCAGACTGGTCAAGCCGCTGGGCGATGCTCGAAGGGATCATCACGGGGTTCTGCAGAGCCGCCATGTTGCGCGGCATCTTCGAACTGTACTGCTCCCCCCACTGAGTCCTCAGCACCGTCCTTACCGCATCCAAGTCACGTGCCCTTGTTGCGTTGGCCTCTGCCGTCTTCTTCGCCATCTCCGCGCTGGACGCCTTGAACCTCTCGATCTGCGCGGCGTTGAACTTGGAGAACAGGTTCTGCGCCGTCTTCACGGGAAGTCCTTCTGCGTGTGCCCACTGCGCGAACGCATCTGCTAGTTGCTGGTCGTAGGTCATCCCTTCCGGTAGTTCAGGTTTCGAGAAGGCGTAATCCTGAGGGGAGTTCGGAGGCTTCCGACCTTCCTCCGCTTCCTTGTACTTCTTGGAAATCTCGGCCAGTTGAGATCTTGTGGAGTCCAGTGTCTTTGCAAACTCGGGGAGAGATGCGGGAATCGTCTTCACGAAATCCGCGTCCTTCTCGGCTCGCTTCGACCAGTCTTCATAGATCTCCTTGCCAAGGTTGTCCTTGACGTACCCGGGAAGGGAGATTTTAGCCGAGCCCTGTGCTTCGGCACCGCCGCTTGCACCGGCTCCATTTTTCGACAAATCCGTTGTGTCAGACATCTTTCGCCTTTCTCCTTCGCGGCTTTGTCCGCCCTATGTATGACGCCCCGCTCATGGGTCCGTCAACTGGCCGGACATCGCCCATCAGTGTTTCCAACTGCTCGATGTACCTTTGGTCAATGTGGTTTGGAAGAGGGGCACCCATCAGCCAGATTACAAACGCCTCCGCTGAGTTGTGACACGCCACCTGCGCATCGTTGGCAAGCATCCCGTGCCAGAAGAAAAAGCGATTGAGAAAATGGGACACTGCCTCCCAATTCATGCTGAACATATCCAGCGTGTCCCGTCTCATTTTCTCATCATCGTCCAGGTTCGGCAACTTCGATCTCCTGTCCTGTCTTCCAGTCCACGCGCTTGACCAGCTTCTTGAAGTCCAGAGTGAACGTACCCGTGGGAAGGGAATTGTTCACGCGGACCTTCACCTTCACACTCCCAAACGTGAGCTCCGTGGGAAGGCGATTCCTCATCTCCGAAGGAGAGACCGCCTTGGGTTTCCCACGTTGCGTGATATGCCGGGGGTTGTGGTAGTTCTCCTCGATGCGCCGGTAGAGCTCGTCGGCGAGGTGATGCTGAGTCGCTGAGGACATGAACACCTCCGTGGGCACTCTCCCCTTCTCGCACCACCGCACCACCGATGACCGGATGCTCTCGTTGATGGCCATTACCTAGGCCTCCACCCGCCGATCATTCGCGGGATATAGTTTTGTATGTTACCTCTGAACTGAACAGGAGGAGATGATTTATTCAGAATGGCCGATCCAGGGGTGACAGAGAATGATCCGTAGACTGCGCTTAGAAACCTAGCCGCAGTGATAGTAGAAGGCTCTGCCATCATGGTGAAAAAAGCATAAGCGGCGCTCAATATCCTTCCGACAACAATGGTTCCTAACTCTCCGGTTAGAACAAAAACTCCATATGACGCCGTGACCGTTCGAGACACCTGTAGAGTGGAAGTCTCGCTCGTGATAACAAAGGCTCCATAGGCGGTGGTGATCTTTCGGGCTACGACAAGTCCTGCCGTCTCTCGGGTCAGGACGTAGGACGCCTGCGATGCGGTGACAAGGCGAGCGACGACAAGGCCAGCGGTTTCCTGGGTGAGCGTGAAGGCGCCATACTGCGCCGTGAGGGTGTAGGCGGTAGGTCCTCCCCCGGGGTCCGGGATGATGCGAGGATCGAACCAGCCCTCGTTCGTGGCGGTCTTATCGAACCAGTTGTTCGTGAGCGCGGTCTTGTCAAACCAGGAGAGATTGACCGCCATCTCAGTTGCCCGTCATGATCGCCCGCACGCTCTGGATGGTCCACACTGCAGAGGATCCCGGTGTGCAGGAAAGACCTACGATGCTATTCGCCGTGGTGCAGTTGAATCCCGATGATGTGCCTGTATAGACAGGGCTTGCAACGTTCACGAATCCTGTGGTGGTACCCGTAAGGTGTTGGACGGCAAGGGAACCGCGAAGGATGCAGGATGCACCGATTGGTCCCCTGAAGTTAGCTATGATCAGGAAGTATCCCTGGTCGCTTGCCGCCGTCTGCGCTCCCATCGTCAGGGCAAGTACACTCGTATCAGCCGTGCTCCCGTTCGTACCGAACTTGATCGTGAAAACACCGGCCGCCGTTGACGCAGCGGTCTTCGATGCTATCACCTCCCACTCGACCGATGTTCCGACCTGAATCGGACGGTTTGAGGGAATCGCGATGTTGCTTCCCGTGATGTAGGTCTCGCTCGTCGCGGGAGACTGGTCGGAAGTAGATGCATTGACTAGAGGTGTCAACGTAGACGGGTACTTTGAAAATCCAGCGCCCTCCACATACTGCATCGCCTCACCAGGATTAAGGGTGGTTGTGAAAATGGTGTAGCTCGTGCCGTTGGCGTTGAAAATGAAACTCAGCGTATTCGCCGCACCACCATTATTCATCGCTACAAGAAGCTGAACGGTTCGATAAGTCGAAGCTCCGGGAGCCGCTACAACGTCCGTTGTTGCCGCGCTGGAAATTGCGGTATTCTGCTTGCCAGGGGTGATTGTTCCTGCATTGTTGTCCGCGAACGTCGCGTGGACCGCTACGGACGACGTGGAACTCGTGGTGATTTGGAACTTGTCAGTGGTCAGTGCGAGTATCAGCATTTATGCTATCTGCAGCACGCCGTTGGTGCCGTCGAGGGTGACCGTGAAGGTGTCACCGATCTGGAGGGTGATTTCTGCCGTGTAGTCGTACCAGCCGATAAGGTTGCCCGTGGTGAAGTCGTAGATCACCGCGTAGCGGAAGGGACCCATGGGGGCGGTTGCGCATGTCCACGCGGTGGGGGACTGCACGATCCATTTCAGCGTGCCCGAGGTCTGCGTCCATGATGTTACCGTGCAGGTGTTACCATCGGTGGTGTAGCCGTTGCCATTTGCGATCTGGGTTATGTTAGCCTTGACGGTGTTCGTTGCCACCGGGGCGGAGTCGGTGAGCATGATCTTGATCGTGTCCGCACCCGCTCCAAGGGACTCCGTTTTCAGGCCGAGGTTCTGGACGAAGATGTTGAACTTCTGCATCGTCGCTGTCATTTTGCCGCCACCTGTACGATCATCACACAGCCGTACTTCTCAAGGATTTCCGCAATTTCTCTCTCACATTTCTGAACCCTATCCTGCGGAGTAAGGGTTCTGTTGAGGTAGGCTGTCTTGGCTTTTAGTTCATAGTCCACTTGGACCTCCCATCTGCTGTGCCGTTGGGCTTCCCTGTTCGGGTGCCTGTGAACCCTCGCGAGCGGCCTTGGCCATGGCCAGCATGTGCTCCTCGTTCTGTTTCTGCTTGAGCATCTGCGCCTTCTGCTGGCGGATGAGGGCCAACTGTTTCTCGTCGAGCAAGAGCTTCTGCGGGGCGCTGTTGGACGTGACCATGAACTTCCGCCACTCGTCGGGGTTGAATCCCTCCATGATCGCCTGGAACAACTGCGGGGCTTCCTTGGTCACGTTCTCGATCTCCCCGAGTTGTGCAAGCATCGCGTTGAATCCCTGCTGGCCCAGGTATCGCTTCGCCGCGGTTGCCACCGGTCCCATCATCTCAAGATCAACGAGACTCCGTGAATACTGCATGATAGACTGAGGTGGTCGGGGGAGCCTTCCCTGCTTGGCAAGTACGGCCATCGTCTTGTTCAGCTTGGGTATGAGAGTCTGCGAGCTTGACCGCGTGATGATCGGGATCAGTCCAGAAGCCTTCTCACCCTGAACACCTGCAGCGGTGAAAGCCTTGGTGCTCGCCGGAAGGTCTGCCATCATCGTGAAAAGGTCCGCGCGGAACCGTGTCCCCAACTGTTTCCTCAGGTCGTTCACCTGCTCCACGCTCACCGCGAAGTTCGTAGGGAACTGGAACGCCTGTACCTTGTCCTGCGCGTTGTGAAGAACTGTCTGGCCGAGAGGGAAAAAGTTGACGTTTCCCTTGACACCTTCCGTAATGAGAAGCGGGGGCTCCACGGAAAGCTGCACGGCCTTCAAAAGTGACTTCGCGGCGTTGTTCTCCATGATGACCGAGTAGATGGAGTCCGTGGCCGGGCAGAAGCAATACAGCCCATTGCTCCCCTTCCTCCAGACCCACGTGTCCATCGGCATGTCAACGCCGTCGTCGTCGTACCCACTCTCCTTGAGTACGATCTTCTCCGTCTCCACAACCCACACGCTGGCCCACGCCTTATCCGTTGCCGCCACGCTTTTCACATCGCGCTCGGTCCTCTTGTAGATGGCGTGGATGCACATGAACTCCACGAACGGGTTCTCGTCGATCTTCTTCTTGAAAACCGTCGTCAGTTTCGCGTCGGGAAACTCTCCGAGGATCTGTCTTCCGGTAAGGGGAAACTTGTGGTGCCATCCAAGGGGCCGACCATGGACGTCAAACCACATGAAGATCTCTCGCGGATGAAAGGTCTGATAGTCGAGAACGGACTTCTCATAATTCCATTCCGGTCCCGCCATCGTTGCCACACCATGAGAGACCGCGTCCTGTACCGCCTCGTTGTATTCCTCAAAGAACGGGCTCCTGTTCATTTCGAACGTCGCGGCTTCCTTCGCCTCGTCCATCCACTTCATCGCGTCCTGGTTCTCGCGCAGTGGTCCGCGGAAACGGCTCATCCACCAGTCGATCAGGGGGCTTGCCGTCTGCGCCTGGAAGTTGTCGCTGAACTTCTGGATGGCATCCGCCGCGGCATCGTCGTAGATGTCCGTACCGCCCTCGTCATTGGGGGAGTCGCCTTTCTGATAGCCGATGTCGTAGTGACTGCGGCGCGAGGTGACAAAGCGGTCCACGTCGTCCCACAAGTTGTCTTGGTAGTGCCGCGCCTTCTCCAGCCTTCTCTGCCTCTTGACTATCTCCTCCGCCAGTTTGAAGCCCGGTGTCATGTTCTCTGGCGAGCTCGTTCCCTTGGACACCGCGCCCGAACCCGAGGAGAGAAGTCTGGAAACCCCGATTGTCTGTTCCATGGCCTACATGTTCAGTTCGATGTCCAAGTGCTTGCGCAGCTTCTTGTACTTGGGGTCATCGGCTTTCTTGGGGTCTGCCTTCACCAGGGCATCCAGCTTGTCCGATGCGTCCTGATACCCGCCGCGCAGAAAGTCCTCGTTGGCATTCTCCAGAGTCGGGGCCGCGGCCTTCGCGTTGGCGACGTCCGTATCAGACAAGGCACCTGACTTCTTTCCCTTCGGTCCGCCCATCTTCTCAGACAGGCCGGGAATGACCCACCCGCCGCGACCTCCGTTGTCGTTCTCGTCCCAAACGGCCTGCGTTCCCGTGGCCTTTTCTCTCTGGACTACCCTATCGGGCTTTGGTGTGGGCTTTCGCTTTTTTGACTGCTGGTCGGTCTGCTGGTTTTCCCCGGCCGCCGTCGCCGTTCCCCCGAGAAGCTGCTGCAAGTCGCTCACGCTCTACCTCCGCAATCCGGTTGTACTCAACCCACTTCGTTTTCATGTCCAGAACGTCCCTGATCACCGACTCAAGGACTTCGCCGACCACGCGGGGCACCACCTGCGGCTTCTTCCTGCCGTCCACGATGTACTCCACGATCATCCCGCCCTCCGACGTGTCGGGGCGGAACTTCAAGTCCTCCAGGCGCAGCGTCACCTTCTCCCGGGGAACCCTCGTGATTTCCTCCTCGGTGCACTTCAAAAGCGCCGCGATGTCCCTGTCACTCCAGTTCTCCCGGCGCCCCTTGGCCACGGCGTCCTCGAAGGAAAGACCGAACCCGTAGTCCCCTGCGTCCCTGATGGCCATCTTCACACCCCGCCTTTCTTTTTGGCAACTGGTGCGGCCTGCATCGCTATGATTTCGTCCCGCAGGATCTTCATCACCTGCGCCATGACGCTGGTGCACTTCACGCTGTTCTTCTGAGACCGCTTGATGAACGACGGGTCATTCCCGTCCCGAAGAACGATGAGACCGCCCGTCCCGTCAACGTCGGTCTGGATCATTATGTCTCGAGCGGTCATCAGTAGTTCTCCCAATAGCGACCGAAAACGACATGCGGACGGTGAGTCTCCCACCATTCCCTGATCTTCCACCGCAATGTCTTTTCAAGTTCCCCCTGCTTCCTGAGCCTGTCGGCGTTCTCCTCAATCATCCTCAGAAGTTGAGCGTGAGACACTGGGGGATCTATTGTCATCTGAGCAGATTTCAGCATGACATCCTGTTCTGTCACTTCCTTCCCCCCTTGCACTTGCCCATCAGCTTCACCTTGCCACCACTCTTCGGTTTCACCTTCTCCTCCTTGCGTCCCATCCCTGCGCCACCGCCCCGTGCGTCGGGGTGTACGCCGGCTCCACCGGCACCCCCGCGCTGTCCAACACGATCCGCCTGTTCCTCGGCCCCGATGAGTAGGCGGTCATCCTCTCGGGGTACTCCGCTATCAACTGCTCCTCCTCGGCGATCTCTGGCCTCGGCTGCCTCACCTTGGGGTACACCTCGGCAACGACGCTATACTGAAAAGCATCGTGCACGTGACTGAAGTTGTTTTTCAGCGGGTTTTCCTTGTAGTCCTTCTCGCCCATGCGCGGGTTCTGCTCCCGGACGTATCCCGCGGTGAAACCGTTGCACAGCATGTAGCACTGCTGGTCGATCAAAAGCCCGTTGCGCCATAGGAGCAACTGGTCCACCGCAGAAATCCTCAAGTCAAGCTCATTCCTGCTGGGGGTCATCTCGATGCCGCAATACTCCATGACCATCTGCGCGTTGCTCGTAAACCCGCCGTTCTCACTGGAGTATCGCGCCCAGCTCGCGGGATCCGCGTAGTGTATCCCCTCGTAGCCCGGGTACTCCGATGCCAGGGACGACAGGACCCACTTGCCGAAATCCAGCGCCTGCATCCTGTCGTTGTAGAACTCCTTCAACACCTGGTACTGCATGGGCGCTATCTTCTGTGTCACCACTGCCGCGGGGAAGTTGCCAGAGAAGTCCCACCCCACAAGCAGCGGAACGCCCTTCAATTCCCCCGTCCTGTTGTCCCTCTCCTTCCTCCACGTCAACGGGGCCTTGGCAATGTGAACGTGCTTGTCGAAGTTTCGATACACTGGTTTCCCCCTCGGCGTGTCTCCCGGCTCCCCTTCAACGAGAATGTTGACCATCTCCGGGGCCTCCGAGTAGTCGCGGCGCACGCTGTCGTAGTACTCGGGTCTCAGGTTCTCCTCATTCTCCCCCGCTTCCTGCCAGAACCCGACATGGTCCGGCGTTGGCGGGATGGACGGTATCGGCCCATTCGTCGGCAGCTTCTTCTCCAGGACCGAGCAATCGTACACACCCGTGCGCCAGTCTTTCTTCCCCGTGAGCTCGCCCGGTGCCCCGCACTTCGGGCAGTGGTCCACGAGCGAGAAAGTTTTCTGACACTCCCTGTTCGTGCACCTCCACTGCGGGGCGGGGTCCACAAGCACCTTCGGCCCCACCCAATCGTATGTCGTGTACATCGCGTGATTCGCGGGGAAGGGGTTTGCCGTCTCGATGAAATACCGCGGCACAAACCCGCACGGGCTGTCCTTCTGCTTGGGGTACCTGCCCAGCCTTCCCTTGACGACCTGCTTGGACAGAAGCGGCAACTGGTTTGCCTCGTCGATCCACGCACCCGTGACGTTCTGGCTCCTGAACTTCCCTTCCTCCTCTGGCGTGTTGCACGAAAGGAACTTCAAGTGCACGATGAGCGGAGACGGACAATTCGTGCTGCTCGGCCACTTCACCGTCAACAGCTTCCTCGACGGCTTCCATTCACCGTGAGAGAACCAGTCCATGGCCTCGGTGAAGTCGGAATCCATCAGAGCGTCGTATGTTTTCCGGATCACGAACCACCGAGTCTCACTGATCCCGTAGTTCATGTATATCCGACGAGGAAGGTTGAACCCCACCTCCCAGATGGCCGCCGTTGTCTTCCCGCTTCCGATCGGACCGACGATGCACCGTGACTGCGCATCGCAGCGATGGAACACGTCCAGGGTCGGGGAACAGGGAGCATACTTCTTGTAAATCATTGCCTGACCAGCGCCGTAGCCTTCCACACGCGCGAGTACGTCACCGCCCTTGCATCGACCGGTATCATCTCGCTTACTTCTTCTTTCGTCTTCCCTTCGTAGACCCTCTCGACCCAGACTGATGAAGGGCTATCGCGACTGCCTGCTTGCGCGAACGAACCTTGTGACCCGAACCTGACCGAAGCGTCCCGCGCTTGAACTCCCCCATGACCGCGTGTACCTTGTTCTTGGGGCTGAGCTTCTTCCTCTTCTTCGCCCCTTCCCCTGGCCTGTCTGCGTGCTTGTAGGACTTCTTCACCGTGGCCGGCGTCCGTTTCTTCTTCGATGACATTGTCTCCTCCCCTCAGCTTCAGGTCTGCCTCGACCTTACCGCCCTTCGCATAGACTCGCATGGCGGGCAACGGCATCGCTCCCTGTGTGGCCTCCAGCGCTGCCTTGCTCAACTGCGCGGGGTCCATCGGGGGGTTGTACACGCTCTTTTCGACCGCAGAGCGCAAAGCGGCCGCTCGAGACTCGATCTCCGCCAGGTTTCGCTTACCACCCGCCCCGTCGTCAATTATTCGTGACACTCGCCACTCCCGCCGCGATCGTCGTGCTCAGCGTCTCCGTGCTCACGGCCGCGTTCTTCTGGAATGCCGCCACGAGCCCGTTGATCGACTCCGCGTCAAGGTTACCCTCCGCGTCGATCCTGTACGAGTCAAGCGCCTGCCACAGCGCCGAAACCGACTTCCTCATCTCCCACGCCAGCGCTTCCGCCTGCGTCTTGAACTGCGTGCCGTCAGCGGCTACCCAAAAGGTCTTCTGCTCGGCCATCACGCAGCCTCATCCAGCCGCAGACCAATCCTGACAAGGTACTCAGTCGTGGCAATGCGTCGGATGTCTTCCTGCTTGTCCACGCGCTCATGCCTTCCCACCCGTCAATTTCACGTCATCGGTGTGACTCGGAAACAGGATATAATAGCACGTCCAACAGATCTGAAGCGCACTCTCCCACGGCTTGGCATCGCTGTGGCGCATGTGCCAAAATCCCTCCGTCGTCGTGGGCATCACCTTCCCGCAGCGGTCACAGACGAAGCGGACCACCTACCGACCCTGCAGCCGTCCCGTGGGGGTGTACTGGTACGAAAGCACCCCCGGTGACTGGTACTGCGCCACCATCTCCCCGCAGTCACACACCGCGCCGGCCGCGGGAGCCGCCTGGGGCACCCCGTTCACGCTCACGTTGTGCTGATTGAACATGCACGCCATCTCTCACACCTCCGCTGCCTCAAGCAGCACTGATATTGTCCTGGACAAGCTCAACGGGTGCACCCCGTCGTAGCTGAGATACCGAAACCGATACCGCGCCGCCATCACCTCCCGATAGAGCCCCGCTGGTATGGCAACACGGCAATGTATCATTTTGTATACAACCTCAATTGATTCCTGCGGTCATGCAGAACACCCGATGTAGCACCGAGTCAACCAGCACAACCCCGATGAGGTACTTTGCCCTACGATGAGCGCAGTCAATCACGTTCTGCAGGTGACGTGTCATTTCACGTCCACAGACCGAAAAGTCCCGCCACGGCCCGATTTCAGCGTCCTGGGGCAGTTCCTCAAGCATCCTTGGCCTCCTCGCGCATCTTCTTCCACCGCTCCGCGGCACTCTCCGCCTCCCCACCCTGCCCGGGGGCTCCCTTGAGCGTGTTCGTGGGCACCCAGCCGCCGTAGGGCTCGAAAACGATGACTTCCCGCTCGCTGGTGGCCTGCTCCCCCCACTTGTCGGGATGTATGCGCCCGGCAATCTGTAGGGTGCGCTGAATCCTCTTGTCTCTGGCGTTCACGAGATCCCTGGCCACGGGGATACGGACCTCTACCGACTTCACAAGCGCTAGAACCTTCTGCACGGGGTCAAGACCCTCCACGTCGGGAACCTGCTTGACCATCTCCAGAAGATCCTCGTGCTCCTTGTCCAGAGATACCGCCAGCTCAAGGCCGCGCTGAGTCTCTGCGTCTACAGCAAAGGCGTAAGCACGTTCGCACGTCTCCTTGAACTCCGGTCTCTCCCTCGCTGCAGCAAAAAGAGTCTTTCGGCTTGGAATGTCAACGTATCGCCTTCCGGGATGGTCTTTCCCGGTCTCTTTTCGTTTCTTTTCCCCTTCCTCGATGATCTTTGCGAAGGACCAGCCTTGAGACTGCAGCTCGATGACTCTCTCCATCCAGGGTTCGAAGACGGTTTCCACCTCCCCCATGCGACGGGACACATCGGCGACCTCCCGGGCCTCTTTCTCGCGGTCGGGAAGGCCGGTCGTCACATTTTTGTTGCGCTTTGTCAGCTTGGAATCCTTGGAACCTTGTCCGTGAGCCTTCTTCTGCGGTCCCTGCGGGGTTTTGGGAGTCTCAGCCATACTAAGCTACCCTCCGGCAAGAAGTTACCACACTTTCGGGGTCTGTGCCAC